AACTTATGGTTTCAATACAACTTCGGGATCGACTGCAACTGGAAAATCAAACGCAACACTAGATATTGGAGCTACAAACGCAACAAATGATACATGGAAGTTTTTGGGTTCTGCTGAAGATCCTGAAAATGATGACTTAACAGCAGCTTACTGCTCAGTTAATGTTATTCAGAACTTAAATGAAATCATTGATAGCGCGTAATAGGAGCAAAAAAACATGGCAATATCAAGAACACAACTAGTTAAAGAACTAGAACCAGGTTTAAATGCACTATTTGGCCTGGAGTACAAAAGGTATGAAAATCAGCACACTGAAATTTATACCACCGAGTCTTCTGACAGAGCTTTCGAAGAGGAAGTTATGTTATCAGGATTCGCTAACGCAGAAGTAAAACCAGAAGGATCTGGCGTATCATTTGATGAAGCGCAAGAAACTTACACAGCTCGTTATACTCATGACACAATTGCTTTGGCATTTGCAATCACAGAAGAAGCTATCGAAGATAATCTCTACGATAGACTAGCTTCCAGATATACAAAAGCTTTAGCACGTTCTATGTCTAATGCGAAACAAGTGAAAGCTGTTTCACCCTTGATTCAAGGTCTTCCGTCTACGGATAACTACGATTCAGGTGACGCGGTTTCTCTGTTCTCTACTAATCACTCAACGGTTAGTGGAACAGCAGTTAAAAACACTTTAACTACGCAAGCAGACTTGAATGAAACTTCATTAGAACAAGCATTGATCGACATTGCTGGAATGACTGATGAACGTGGATTGAGAGTAGCGGCAAAAGCTGTGAAAATGGTAGTTCCTTCGGCAAACCAGTTTGCAGCTGAAAGATTGACAAAATCTCAAGGCAGAACTGGAACAGCAGATAATGATATCAATGCTATCGTGTCTATGGGAATGGTTCCTCAAGGATATAGAGTGAACAATTTCTTAACTGATACTGATAGTTGGTATATTATTACTGATGTGCCTAATGGAATGAAGCTTTTCCAAAGAGCAGCGTTAAAAACTGCGATGGAAGGTGATTTCGATACTGGCAACGTTAGATACAAAGCTAGAGAAAGATACTCGTTTGGAGTATCCGACTATAGAGGTATCTTCGGCGTTGAGGGTGCGTAATAACTAATTAATGAGGCCGCCTTAAAACGGCCTCATTTTAACACTAAGGTGAGATATGAAAGATTTTTTAGTACAGATACGAGCTTATGGATACTACGCTAAATTTAAGGTTTCAGCGGAAGATAGCCCTCAATCCATAGAAAAATCAATCCTTGACAAATTGGGACAAAATACCGTAAACTGGGAGAAAGATGGATTTAGTGATTCATCTAGGAGAAAATGGATAACCTATGAGGAGGTTAACAATGACTCAAGACCTATACACTATGAAAAGGTCCTTGGAACTAGAGTGGCAACAAGAGCACCTGAAGGAGGGTAGATATACTTTAAATATGGGTACTATCGATAAAAAAATTCAGGAAACTATCAAAGACATTATTGCTAAGGAGTTTGAAGAAGATACTCGTCTTTTTAAGCAAAAAGACGCCAAGCCCGAAGTTTCGATAGCCACTTAAGCGCTATCAAAAATCAACTTTTTACTACAGAATACCTTGCGCCAAATTCAAATTTGGGGTACAAATTATTAGATGACAGACTACCAAAGTAAGGCTTTTCAAGAGGAACACAGTGATGGCTATCGAAAAAATGCCGAAAAGAAGCTTAAAAATTTAAATAAAAATAGACAATGGGATGGAAGATCCCGACCCGTGACTCAGAAGTATAAGGATAATTGGATTAATATTTTTGGTAAAAAGAAAAATAACTCCTTGCGCTCTATTTAAAAAACCACTATAAAAAAAATACTATACAAATTAATTAGAACGTGGACGAGTATAGTCGACGGCCTAGAGACTACGTTCGGAAAACTAGGAGGATATAATTATGGCAAACACAACATTTCAAGGTACAGTCAGAGCAGAATCTGGTCTGAAGGTAGCTACGAAAAGTTCAACCACAGGTGCTTATACTGACTATTTTACAGTTAGTTCAGCCGGTGCGGTAAGTGCATCAAGCACATTATCTTCTGCAGGAGCAACGAGTTTAGCAACAACAGCTTTAATGACTGTTGGAACTGGTATATCTGCAGTATCAGCAGCAATTGTAAAACATTCAGTAGTACTTATTGGTAATATATATGAAACAACTATTGCTTTAGATCTAACAGGTTTAAGTTCAAGTGCTGCAGCCGATATTATTGGTAAAGAAGCAACTGCTAATTGTCACTATGGACAAATCACAGCAGCTGTAAACGGTACTATTTTATCTGGTTATATGCAGTGTTTAGAAACACCTGGAACTGGAGAACCTGATATCGATTTGTATTCAGCGAATGAAGCAACCGGTACAGAAGACGCTGCAGTAACAGGTTTAACTGAAACAGCATTGTTGGCGACAGCAGTTGATTGGACTGGTATACTAGCTCCAAAAGGCATAACAACTGTACCACCGGCTAATGATTATTTATATTTAGTAGGTTCGGGTGGTGGAACAGATGCTGTATACGACGCTGGAAAATTTATACTTAAATTTTACGGATACAGCGCGTAATAAATAAACTTTATGATGGGGCTTCGGCCCCATCTAGTAATCTTGATTAAGGAGGGATTATGGCAGATACAGTAACAGGACCAACAGTTCTACAGCAAAATGATGTAAGAGTTGTTATCAAAATAGTAAATCAATCAGACGGATCAGGTGCAACAACTGTATTTGGTGACGTTTCGGCAATGGCAAAAAACAATGAAGGTTCTTCTTGCGTACACTTAGTATTACAAAGAATATGGTTTTCATGTCAAGGTGGTGATGGTGGAGATTCATACGCACGTTTAGATGAAGAAGACGATGATGGGGACATTCCAATTATTGGTTTAACAGGAACAGGATATTGGGATTTTAGAGAATTTGGCGGAATGAAAACTGACAAATCAGCAAATACCAATGAAAGTGATGTTAACTTAGTTGTTCCAAGCACAGCTGATGCCGCGAACATGTATACGGTTGTAGCGGAATTCAAGAAGTTATATTCGGACGCATAGGAGGTAGCAGATGGCTAACACTACTTCTGGAACAGTTACTTTTGACAAGACTTTCGCTGTTGATGAGATTATAGGGGAAGCGTACGAACGGATTGGCTTACAGTCTGTTTCAGGATTTCAATTAAAAACAGCAAGGCGTTCTTTAAATCTAATGTTTCAAGAATGGGGCAATAGAGGTTTGCACTACTGGGAAGTAGGAGATACCGATATTGATCTTGTTGAAGGCCAAGCTGAATATATTTTCTACAGAGCATCAGGCGACGGAACTTCTGCAACAACAGCAGGAGGAACAACTGGAACTTCTACCTATGGAATAGCAGATGTTTTAGAAGCGACTTATAGAACAGGTCGAACTGAAACAACACAGGCAGATTCTACTCTTACAAAAATAGCTAGATCAGCATATTCTGCATTAGCAAATAAATTATCTAAAGGAACTCCTTCTCAATACTTTGTTCAACGATTCGTTGATAAAACAACCGTTACACTTTATCCAACACCAGATTCTACTGCGGCGGCGAAATTTGTTCATATGTTTTTTGTAAAAAGAATTCAAGATGCAGATGCGACATACACGGATGCAACGGATATACCTTATAGATTTGTCCCTTGCATGGCGTCAGGCCTATCTTTTTATTTATCACAAAAATATGCACCACAAAGAACACAGGAATTAAAATTACTTTACGAAGATGAATTAGCACGTGCTCTATCAGAAGACGGGTCTGATGCTAGCACTTATATAACCCCGAAGAATTACTATCCGAATATATAATGGCATACGCAAGAGGAAAATACGCAAAAGCAATATCAGACCGATCCGGCATGGAATTTCCATATAATGAAATGCTTACAGAATGGAATGGCATGTTTGTTCATAAGTCTGAATATGAAGCTAAACAGCCACAACTAGATCCAAGACCGCATGGAGCAGATCCTCAGGCCTTGGAAAACGTAAGAACGGATAGAACAGAAAATGCTGTTGCGCAGTTATTGATCCATGATCCGTTTACCACGTACGCGGCTTCATCAGGCATAATCAACGTTAACACTCCAAACCATGGTTTGACAAATGGAAGTACTTACAGGTTCCGTGGATCGCCAACAATTGCAGGAGCGTACGCAGATCCGGCGACCTTTGACGGCATTGCCGGCTCAAACATTGCAAAAGCGGCAGGGTATGCTATTAATACAGGCAAGTATGTTAGCGGCGCTAGAGACACGGATTTTACAGACGACTGGTTTTATTTTACTGTAGACACTAGCACGGCAACAGCAGGAGGAATTACAGGAGGAGGGTTTCCGGTCTCGGTAGGACCAGCGACTTTATCAGCATAATGGCAGGATTTACATATTCAACACTTACAACAGCAATTTTAAACTATACAGAAGTTGGAACCGGCGTACTTTCAAGTACGATTACAGATCAGTTTATAGATAATTCAGAACTTAGAATTCAAAGAGATGTTCCAATTGATGCAGATAGAAAAGAAATGCTCCAGCTGGAACATTATTTGTAAGAGGAATACAAGTTTATACCTCAACGACTGCTGCAACAGGAGCTAATAGCTGGCTGGAAAAAAAGGATATTAGCTATTTAAGGGAGTATGACGCGGCTGAAACGACTACTGGCACACCAAAATACTATGCAATGTCGGGAGGAGCGGAAGGAACGGGCGCAACTTCTTCAGGAAGAATCACGATTGTTCCAACTCCCAGTTCAGCTTTCATGTACAAAATTCATTACAGTGCCAGACCAGTAGGATTGAGCTCGGCAAATACGACAACTTATTTAAGTCTTAATTTTGGCAATGGACTTTTATACGCCTGCTTGGTAGAAGCTTTTAGCTATTTAAAAGGCCCAATGGATATGCTACAACTATACGAACAAAAATATCAAACCGAAGCACAAAAATTCGGCGGAGAACAACTAGGTAGACGTAGAAGGGACGACTATACGGACGGTGAACCACGTATACCCGTTCAGTCTCCGGCACCGTAAGGATTAAAATATGGCAACACTAACAGTATCAGTAAAAGAAGCAATCACTCTCAACAACATAGACTATGGATCGGAAAGATCTTTAGATATTTCCAGCGTTAATGAAATTGTTAAAAGAGTTGTAACCGCATCAACAACAGAATGTGGCCTGATAGGATTTTTATCGGCGCT